CTTGATTGCCGTGATGCGGTATTTTTGCCCTTGGTAAAAGACGGGCGCTTGTTTGCGCGGCGTCGTGCCTCTGTTTAAGATCGTAGCGGTGAGAGTGCTTTCTCGGTTGTCGATTCCAAATTCACTAGCCTCAAAGGAGGTGTCGCCTTGTTCGATAATCGCCCTTATCTTCACGCCGTCGATCTCGATCATCTTGCCTTCAAACGCGATCAGATCGGCAAGAGCAGCTTGATGATCGAGGGTCGCGTAACTCATTTCAGAATGGCTTTAACTTTGGCGGTGAGGCTTGCGTCGAGACCCTCAGCAATAAATGCCGTGAGGTTCTTGCGCTCGTCCTCGATGACCGTCTCTTGGTCCGGTGTGCCGTTGAGCATTTCGACAATCTCAACGATGCGCTGAATGCGGTTAACCCTGTCCGCAGTCGCACCAGGGAAGGGAAGAGGCGGAACCTCCCCCGGTGCGTCGTCGGCTTTCGCGTTCGAATTTACTGCGGGCATGAGTGGGATTGTTTAGCAGACCACCGTGTAGGTGAACGAGGTGGCGATGTTGGAGCCACCGCCAGTTTCGACGGCTTGATTGACCGCGACATATTCGCCAACGTTTTGGCCGAGTTCAAAATCCACATAACCAGCGTCAAAGCCGGTATTCCCGGTGATGACGTAGGTAGCAGTGGGATCGGTTTCGGCGGCAAGCGCTCCGGTCGCTCCGCTCTTCAGCGTAAGCGTGAGAAGCTTGGTGGCGACGAGGACGCTGTTCGCAGGCCAAGAAGCGCGGAGCTTCATGCCTTCGCGATGCGGTCCGGCGGGGCCGATGTAAATTTCATCGGAGTCGTTGTTGGCAGCGGCAGCGGGAAGCGCCTTGGTAACGCTGAGAAGAGCGTCTGCTTTGTTCCGGCGATTAACTTTTTGTGACATAATCTTGTGTAGTTGGGGTTGTCAGGATGGGTTAAATCAGACCGTCTCCGCGTTGGAAAGGTTGATGGTTTGATAGATCGGGACACCCTGATACTCTTCCGGCATCGGAGCGGGAGCGCCGATGGGCGAGTAGGTGGTGCGGCTAACCTGGAGCTGCTCGATGGAGCGCGGCGTTGCAAAGATCGCGTTGGGATTCATACCCAGTTCGCGCGCTTGCCGGAATGCCTTCGCGAGGAGGGCGTCGGTCAGACCCTTACCGGAATCGGTTCCGATGTTTTTGATGCGGATGGCGCGGTTCTTGTTCGCGAGGCGGGGAGCAACGCGGCCCGAGATCCAGTTTTGAAGGCAGCGGAGGCTGTTTCCGCTGGCATCATCGACCGTTTCTTCGGTCCAATCTTCGCCGAAGAGAAGAGTGTTGTCGTTGCCATAGACGTGGTCGCATTCCCCTTGCAGGAGTTCCATGATCCAGACCGAGCTTTTTGCGGTCGAACCGGTAGCATCGACAACGTGGGTCGAAGCGCTGTTGGACTGAGCGAGGAAGCCGGGAGCAGCCTTGGCGTCAACGCTGGCTTGAGTCGTGCCAGCATACCATTGCTGGAATGCGATGTGGCTAAGGACAGCCTTAGTCACGCTGCGAGCTTCGGCGGTGAGGACACGAGCGGGATCCTTGCTGGCGTTCAGCACGCCTTGGATATCGACGTTAATGAACTGCTCGATGATCGAGGTTTGGAAGATGCGCGATGCGAAGGTTCCCTTCTTGGCGCTCGTTCCTTCGTTGGCATTCCGGTATCCAACCGAGGGATTGCCGGTTTGGATCGAGAGCGTAACGGTGTCGCCGGAGATGGTATCAACCGGGAAGACTGCGATTTCGGGATACATTGCGACGACTTCCTCAACGATGGGCATACCGATGCCCTCATCGATGGCGAGCTTGTCAACGAGCGTCACGGATCCAGTCAAGGAGCGGTGGAAGGGAGTTTGCGCTCCGCCGATGTAGTTGCGCGAGAACTCGCGAGCTTCCGAGTAAGTCGGAACAACGATGTTGCGGCCACGGTCACCGAGAGCGCGCTTGGCGTTCTCCGCCCAGGTGCTTTGCAGGTATTGGCGAGTGCCCTTTTTTACGGGTTCGCTGACGATTTCGACGCGACCAGCGGAGTAAGCGGGGTTTTCGGTTTTCATAGAGTCAAGAAGTTGACGCTTGTAGTCGTCAATGCTGAGGCCGCTTTCGATGGCCTTGGTGATCTCAGCCTGGTTGCGGCGGAATCCGTTACCGCATTCGGTAATTTCGGCAGCACGCTTCCGATCTTCAGCGATGGCGCGTGCGGCTTCTTCCTTCGCGAGTTGGGCGATTTGGATTTTGTTCAGTTCGCGCTCGACTTCAGCAGCCGCGCGGACTTCGTTCTGGGCTTCCGCCGGGGCAGTCGCAGCGGGAGCCGTTGCGTTGTCGGCACGTTGTTGGTCTTGGTCTTGGTTTTCCATAGTGATGGAGGTTGAAAGTTCAGCGGCTCGTTGGCCGAAGATGGATGCGGCATCGCGCACGCCGGCGCCGTCGTCGGCAGGAATAGAAACAAGGGAGATTTCGAACGGCTCCCAATCCATCACGCGGTAGGTTTCTTTTCCGCTCTGCTTGTCGCGCTTTTCCATGACGAGCGCATGGACGCGATAGCCAACGGAAATCTTGGAGCGGATGCCGTCCTTAACGTCTTGGAAGATTTCCTCGCCCTTTGCAGATCGAGAAAAGCGAACGGTTGCGGCTCCAGTTTTGCCGTCGATGCGAGCGGATTCGATCACTCCCACTTGTTCCCGGGGATCGTGATCGAGCAGGAGCGGCGCGGAATTGTTCAGCCGCTTGAGGCGAACGGACTTTGAACCGTGGTCGAGGATTTCGACGCCCCAAGAGCGTTCGACTTGATCGGTTTCGGTCGAGAAAACAACATCCACCGTGCGCTCGTCCTCGTTGATCGAGGAGCGCGACAAGTCGAAGGAACGGACCTGCGGTGAGAATTGTTTTTGTGTGGCTCTCGACATTGCGAGAGACAGCACAAAACGAAAAAGAAACGCAAGAGGATTTTTACATCTGCCAATTACCTAGCGGGGAATGCACCGGCGATGTGCCTAGAAAGCCTTGATTGCACTAGGATTGCGCGGTTTTGCCCATTGCGCGGAAAAGTGCGATTTGAGAGCAAGTCTGAGGTTTTTCTCCGCAATTGCAGTCTCATTAGGCTGGCAATCTGGTGTCCTCTTGGGGGCTTATTGCGACTAGCGAACGGGCTCGCGACGACCCCGAGCGGAGTAATTTTCTGTCAAGGGACCCGTAACTGGCTGGAAATGAACGCTTTGCAAAACGAACGCTATAAGGTCATTCTTGATTTCACATTCTGGAAGTGACTTCAACGTCTCAATAAGATCGGTTGGTCTGTTGCTTCTCTTTGAATTTTCTCGCGATGATATTGGGCGCATATTGAGATGATGCCAGCAAAGCCTAGCGTGATCATTCCTTTCATGGTCAAACCAAGAACACGGCACGATGTGATCAATTTGCCAAAAGCCGTCTGCAATTGGCCCAATGTTTTCCCAATTCATCCAATCCTCCCATTGCGTCTCAAGGTATAAGCGGAACTCATCCCATGAGCAGCCTATAAACTTCCCGGCCCTTTCCCCTAATCCCTCTCCCACAAACTTCTTGAACCTTCGCCGTGCAATCTCCTTTGCTCTAAATGCTCCATCAGTCTGATATTTGGCGTGATACGACGACCTAAAACCAGCCTCGATTGCTTTCGCGTTTTGCGCATGGTATGACCGTATTTCACCGGCTTTCTTGGCGGCCCGCTTAGCATAATCAAATAACTCAAGCCCGCCGGTTCTTGCTGTGGTTTTAATCTTTTTCTTAAAAACACTTTTGGAATCAACAACCACGCCCCGGCCTATCAATCTCCGCAGAATAGACGCAGGGTCTTTGGCCATCTCTTGAACTGTCCGAATCTGCACGCCATTTCTTTTTAGGGCGTCTCGTATCGTGTTCTTTGCGGTTTCGCGTCCAAGAAGTCGCTTGGCGATGGTTTTAATTCCAACGCCTGATGCGTAAAGCTGTATGATTTTATTTTCATCCAAGGTTGATCTCCCTGGCGACACGCATTGCCTTGAGCAAAACTGCCCAGAAGCCCCGCACTTCGGCGCGAAATCAGCCCCGCAGTTGCCGCAGATGGTTGTGGCTTGGAACTCCTTCGGCACGCCGTCATGCCCAGCCATTTGCACCCCATGCTGTGCCGCCTTCTTCGCGCCGTAATGCGCCGCCATCTGCCTAGTCACCTTTGCAGGGCAAGATTTTACCGATTCCGCCGATTCCGCGTCAATCCTATTCGATTCGGGATCGCGTGCTTCACTCATAGCTCTAATGTCTCATCACACGTTTGACCGCATCAATCAGCTCAACAGGATCCACCATGCCCCATGCGTTGTGCGTGCGCCCGATCTCCATCTCGACGCGGCGAACCAGGTCTAAGCCTTGGTCGCCTTGGGTCTTGTCTTGCGTTGACTGCTCGACATCCTCGATGGCATCCATTGCATCGGCGTCCTGCATCGTATCGACCTGCTCGACATCCTCGACGGGTTGCACTTCAGCCTTGGCCTTTGCTGGCCGTCCTCGTTTCTTTTGTTGGTTCATAGATTTTTGTCTTTGTTTGCGTCCATTGCCATTGCGATGAACTTCATCATAAAAAGCTTTGTCGCTCTTGAAACTTTTGGAATGTCCTCCATGACGGTTGCTATCCAATCATCTGGCCAATCATTCAAAAGAGTTCGATCTTTCATGTCGTGACAAGCAAGGCAAGCGTCCACCATGTCTTGGCCATTATGGCGTTTAGGTATTGGAGCGTGATCGCGCTCAATCCTGGTAACTCGCTCGCCGCAATAGAAACACGTTTTTAACTTCATGATAATTTTTATCAGGCTGCCATCATGAGCAGCATGAGAATGATTGCGCCAACGATCAGCACAAGGAAGCATCCAGTGCAACCGCAGCATCCTGCCATGTGACGGGGCGCGTCTGGCGAATGGTTCAAGGCATAGCTAGCGCCTCGGCTTTTAAATTGTCCCTTCCCGGTCGCTCGATGTCCACGCCCGTTGTGACGAGTGGGATTTCGCCTAGACGAGGAGCCGTCAACCTCGCTGGCTATCGTGCGTGACGGCAGGTGGCTAGTCCTGCGCCTTTGCCCTTTGGGGTTGTTAATCATGCTCATGGGGCTTTCGTTTGTCAAATGCCACCCAGTATCCCTTCCGCCCCTTGAGGACGAGCTGCACTCGGATCGGTGATTTCTCAATGGCGAGCTGGAACTGAAGACTCCGCAGGAACTGGTGGACCTCACAAGCTGCGGCAAAGCCCAATATCTCGGTCAGGTGCTTGGCTGCGCTCATCTCTCGGCCAATCGCATATTTGAGGAAGGCGATGCGTCGAGCGTTGCGGACATAGCATCTCCTGCCGTGAGAATGCACCTCGCCTCCGTTGATCGGTAGCAGGACTGGCGACTCCCACCCGTCGAGGATGGCATCATCCAGGTCGGTGTGGTAGGTTCGCTCGGTCATGATAAGGTTGCAGCCATCAAAACCGCGTAATCAAAACGGTATCGAATCATCTTCCGCCGTGCTTGCACTCGTATTCGGAACAGCTTGCGCGGGAGTCGGCCCCTTAGTTCCAACCTCCTTCCAGTTACCGATGATCGGCCCTTTCTCGCCTGCCATGCGACGCTCCTTGCCCAGATCTTGGGTTACAAAGCCATTGTTCCCAAACTGGTCCAATCCGTCTTTGTTGTCAAAGAAAACAAGGCTCAGGTATTTGCCGTTCTTCCCTTCGTAAAGGGCGGTCTTATCGATCTTGGTGACATTGATGTTTGCTGTTCTCATTGTATTACTTTGTTTGAGTCAAATTCTGTAAATCGGAATCTAGCGGAATCGAAATTGAGTTTGAACATGCCAAGCCATCCGGTTTCGCGCTGCTTCTCGACAATGATCTCGGTATCGTGCATAGAGCGTTCTTCCTCGCTCGTCAGTTTTCCGGCCTTGCGCTTCTTCTCTTTCTCAGGGTTGCGGAGGACAAGCAGAACGTTGTCTGCATTGTTGACCATTAAGCTTGAGCCTTTGATGGCATACATGCTCGGCCTCGCTCCATCTTGCGCTGGCTTTGCCAAATGCGCAACCAGATGTAGATGACTTCCCGTTTCTTTGGCAAAGTCTTGGAGCCGATTACAAAACTCTCCTTGGGCTGGATAATCCTCTTCCAAGCCCTGCACGCGCATCAACGAGTCGATTACGAAATGGTTTGTCCCATATCGGCGGTGCGAGAACCACATCATTTCCATCAGCGAATCCTTGGTGATGGAGCCGACAACATCGGAAAAGACAATGCTTTCGCCTACGTTCCGCGCAAACTCACGCGCAGCAGTTTCGTTGATGTTCCTTTTTCCATAAAACACCGACAACATCTTCCGAAGCTGAGTTTCAACGCGGATCTCGAAAGAGCCGATGAAGACAGGAATCCGTGCGCCCAACAGCTGGGCAACCATGAAGTTAAGCATAGTCGACTTGCCAGCGTGCGAGAAGCCGCCCCAGATGGTCAGCTCACCTGGGCGGAAGTAAAAGCCATCTCCATTGTGCCAATCCATTTTTAGGAACGGCATCGAAAACGGCTCGGGCTTTGGCTTAACATCCTCGACAAGGCGATCCTCCATTTCCGCCGTCGTCACCAATCGCTCGATGCGAGGGCGCTTGGCA